CTGACCAGCCACAAGTGGAGACAATGGGTATAGAAGTAGAACAACCCCATATTCCTTCTGGTGAAGTGCAACAGGATTTTGTTGCACAGGACCCAATTACGGAAACTAACGATACGGTCTTATCGTCAAATCAAGACCAAACTCGTTTTGAGTACTGGCAGTCACAGGCAGATAAAGCCAAGGGTGAGTTAAGCGAACTAAGGAATGAAGTGAATCACTATCGTTCCCAAGGTCAGAATACTGTACCCTCCAATGAACAACCTCAGGCATACCCCCAAGAACAGGGATTGCAAGAGCCTTCATTGCAGGTGCCTACTGAACCTGATAGACCAGTTAGCTACAACGAAATAGATGCTTATAGCGACCCAGATTCGGATTCGTTTAAGTATCGCTTAGATAGAGATAAGTATCGAGATGATTATATGTCCTTCTTGAAAGAGAAAGATGAAGTCAGGGAGACACAGCTAACTCAACAATACGAATATGAGATGGCAATGGAACGTGATAGCATGATGAAAACGCAGGCACAGAGCCATGCGGTGAATTCATACGGATGGGAGTCTGATAAGGCTAATTCGTTTGTTAAGTGGGCAAGTAATCCTGATAATCTAACTATTGATAATCTAGCTAAGTTGTTTGAACTAAGAACAAATTCCAATCCAGTTGTGCAACAACGCACTCAAGAGATGCAAAACCAAGCCCAGAGATTAGCTGTGCCGAGAACTGCCGTTGTGCAGACTGGCAAAGCTGAACAACCTAGGACTGACGAGCAGGTCTTTAGTGATGCATTGCTGGGTAGGTAATTAACACATAACATGACAGGAGTCATAAAATGGGTATAGTAACAGAAAAGAAGTTAGGAGCTTCAGGTGTTCTGTATACGGACCGACGAGATTTTTACGTTGACCCGCAGGTCACAAAAGAGCTATGGACAGACGTAGCACCATTTACAACTCTTATTTCAAACCAAGAAACTCGTGATGTGCCAGACCCTATTTTTAAAATGTTTGAGCATCGCAATCCTTGGGTGAAACAAGAGTTTGCAATAAACAAAGGAACTCCAGGAACTATTCCAAATAGTGACGCTGGATTAGCATCATTGCCTATTGATGGCATTTCAGGACTAGCGGCAACAGCAGACTCATCTTACATAGGTTTGCAAGTTGAAGTTTGGAATTCGGCTAAGACTACCAAGAAAGGAACAGCAGTTATTTCTGCCGTTACTAGTGGTAGCCTTACAATGAAGTCAACAAAAGGCGCAACTATCGTACTTGCAGATAACGATGTATGTATGGTTATCGGTAATGCACGTGGTGAGGGTTCATCTGCTCCAGATGCATGGGCTGACGAACTAAGTGTAGTTTGGAATTCTTGTCAGATTTTCAAAACACCACTACAGGTTACAGGTACACTTGAAGCGGCAGTTTTGCGTGGGGAGTCTAATGAATTAGCTCGTCTTCGTAGAATGAAAGCTCAAGAGCATAAGATTCAGAAAGAGAAAGCGTTCTTATTTGGTACACGTGTTGGTGGTACTAAACTGAGTGGTTCTTCTGATACTTTTGCAGATGGTGGACGTACAGATGCTGATGGAAACCTAATCCGTTCTACTTATGGAATTATTCCAGCAGTAGAAGATTACGGTACTTCATCTGGCGATGACCAGAATATCTTTGCTATAGCAGAAGATACTTACACATACGCAAATTTTGTGGATGATATGGAAAAAGTTTTCCAGTATGTCCCAGAAAGCGGTGTGAAAAGAGCTTTTGTTGGAGCAGGGGCTCTTGGTTATTGGAGTAAGTTGGGTACTGGAAATACAATGTCAGGTAAATCTGGATGGACTGTAAATGTTGGTGACATGAAGCGTGACGCTTTAGGTTTCAATTACAGAACTCTAGAAACACCTCACGGTATGTTGCAGTTGATTCCGACTCCATCTTTGCGTGGACCTTATAACAAGTTTATGCTCGTCGTTAGCGATGATAACTTGTTCCATGCTCAGTACAGACCTATGGTTTATCAAGCCAATATCAAAACAGATAATGCTTTTGATGGCGTGAAAGACCAATATATGTCTGATGAAGGCGTTGGTATTCAGTTGATTGAATCACATAAGTTGTTCAAAATAACTGCTTCTTAA